TGCTAACAACATGGACGTGGACAGTGCTGCTATCTTCCGTGGCGTCTACGACAACATGGGCGACAGTGTGGCACCTAACAGTATCCCACAGTTGGTGCTTATCCTTGCAGATTATCAATACAAGGCAGCATTTGTAGCAGACGCCGAACTAAACATGGTCGCCTGCTTGACCGAAATGATGGCAAACTTGGAGTTTGTATGAGGGTACTGTTGACAGGTACTGGCGGTGGAAGTTTCCGCAAGGGTTTCATTGCCAGTCGCTTCTTGGAATTGTACAAAGATGTGTATGACATCGTGGTGTATGACCGAGACATTAGGGACGAATTCATTCTCCCCGAAGGCATTGATATGGTCGTACACCTCGCTGCTCTGGCAGGTGTTCGCCGCTCGCATGAAGAACCTGAGTTGTACTGGGACACTAACGTGCTTGCCTCGCAGAGACTATTCACTACTTGTTCCAACCGCAATGTCCCAGTAGTATATGCATCTTCTTCTTCCGTGTACGAGTGGTGGTTGTCGCCGTATGCATCGACCAAGTGGTTCATGGAGTACATTGCGCCTGCCCTGACTCTGGGTCTCCGTTTTCACACGGTGTATGGTCCAAACTCCCGCGAGGACATGCTCTATTCAATGCTCGAGAACAGAAAGGTTTCGTACCTAACTAACCACACCCGAGACTGGACTCACGTGGACGATGTGTCCTCGGCGATCTCTCTGTGTATAGATAACTTCGCCAAGATATGCCACCATCGTGCTATCGATGTTGGTACGGCAGACCAAGTGTATGTCCCAGACCTCGCTGAAGTTCTTTGGGCAGGTAATGACCTGCCTATCAAAGAGGTCACAGGTGAACGTGAACACACACTTGCCAACCCGATGGTTCTGACATCACTCGGTTGGAAACCAAAACGCCACGTGCTTGGGAGTTTGTAATGGAAGATTGGGAAAACGAAATGGCAGACTCTGACTTCTCTGTGGGTCTGTCTTCGAAGTTGAATAAACTACTCATTGGTGTACAGGATCACGTGGACTCTGAACTCATGTCGTTTACGATACAAGAGTTAGAAGCGTTGCAGAAGATCTACGGTGCCAACCTGACGTATGCACTGCACAAAGATATCCAGCATGCGATGTCCTTGCCCAAATCTACGGAGACAATACATTGAACCCCTTTGACGTACTGAACAGCATCAATTACAGCAAGGAAGATATCCTCGACGAAGACAACGAGTCGAAGTATCCTGCCTTCATGGTGAACAGGGGTCTCTCATACTTCCAAGATACTGTCCTGCTCGCAAACGAGATGAACCGAAACCATCATATCGATGGGCGACTTCAATATGATTTCTTGAAGGGCGTGATTCGTAAGCGCAAGAGATTCAGTAAGTGGGTGAAGAAAGCACAGGTTGCTGATATCGATGTGGTCAAAGAGTTTTATGGTTACTCTGACGCCAAGGCAGAATCTGTTATAGACTTGATTGATAAGGATCAAATCGAGGAGATGAAGTCTAAAATGTCAAAAGGTGGGAAACGCTAAATAGACTGGCATAAGGGATTTGCGATTAGAAGAATAAAACCCCACAAGGAATATATATGTTATGGATACTATTTTTGACTGGTCTCCCAGCGTAATGCTCGAGGTCACACTGAACGAACCGGACGATTTCCTGAAAGTGCGAGAAACCTTAACTCGTATTGGCATCGCCTCTAGAAAAGAAAACAAACTGTTCCAGTCTTGCCACATACTACACAAGCAGGGTCGATACTTCATCGTACACTTCAAGGAATTATTCTTGTTGGACGGTAAAAAGGCGAACCTTGAAGAGTCAGACTTGGCACGACGCAATACAATCGCAACGTTGTTGAGCGATTGGGGATTAGTCAACCTTGTTGATCAATCTCAGGCAAAGGACAAGGCACCACTGCGCCAGATCAAGATAGTTTCTTATCGCGAAAAAAGCGAATGGGATCTTTGCCAAAAGTACAACATAGGTACCAAAAAGTAATTAACTTAACCTAGGAAGGAGGGAGCGTGAAAGTTCTCGACAAGAGGACTAGAACTCGGATCTACACAAAGACAGATGCATGGGAAACTGTACTGTTGGCGTTTTGGGTCTCCACTAGTCTTTCAATAATGCTTGTAATGATGTAAAATAATAGGGGTGGTATGTGATTAATGCTTATATGATATGTGACTTCAACAATCCAATATCAATGCGATATGTGGATCTCTCGTTGGAGTCATTTAAAGCAGTAGAAGACTTGATCCATATCACCCCTGTTCAATGCACCACCCCCGCAACACTCCCCATAAGATATAGAAAAACAGTACAGGGTGAAGAAAACTGCCCTCACTACGTTTCTGAACTACCCGACCATTGCCGCCCGAGACACTACGGTGGCACCTTCTGTGACGACCCAATCTACAATTGCATTATGCACTCTCACATGCAGTATGTTAAGAGAATCGCCCAAGGCGAAGAACTAATGATAATGGAGCACGATGCTGCTCTGATCAACGAAGACTCTTTCCGAGAAATGTTTGATATGTTCTGGGGTGCTGACACTTTCTTCCCTGGAGCATGCATGGAGTTATACGGATTGTCTCCCCGATTCGCCAATTGGTTGTATAACCTGATGGAAGACTTTCCGTTCTTCGAGAAAAAGAATGGATACTATGACGACCTCCGGTTCAGTGGACCAATGGGCATCATAACTCATTGCAGACAACTTGGGTTTAGAGGCGAAGGGCAAACCTTTCTAATGCCGACTAAAGACAACGTCGACCTTGACAAGATATGCTATACTGCTGGACCTGTATCTTCCCAAAAGGGTCACGGTCCACTGTACGACCCCTGCGCCAAGCAATACTATTTCACAAAAAGCAAGAACACAAACTCCCCAGACTACTCAGATATTATGGAAGACGAGACTCTCGACTACTCTGCTTCTGGCGCTATGCGCAGGGACTTCATCTTCATTGATGGTTGAACTTGTAATATCAATCTAGTTGTTATATAATATGTCTCCAACATTGGAGTATTGAATGCGATTCTATACAAACATCTCACGTATCGGTGAGCGCATCTGTTACCGTGGATACAAAGACGGTGTCCGTGAACAGTTCCGCGACGAGTTTAACCCAGTTATGTACCTTACTTCGCGCAAGCGTGAGTGCGATTGGCGCACCCTAGATGGTCGCTGTGTTGAGGAGATGACGTTTGGCAGCATGAAAGAGGCGACTGAGTTCTCCAAGAGATACGAGTATGTCGACTCTCTTGAAGCACACGGTAACAACAACTTCGCTGCGCAGTACATCCAGAAACATTTTCCCAATGAAGTCGAGTTTGACTCTTCGCAGGTGTTGGTTGCCAACATCGATATCGAGGTGGCGTCTGATGATGGGTTCCCTGAACCTGCTGAAGCAGCACGTGAAGTCCAGTCTATCGCACTCAAGTATTTCGGTCGCCCGACTGTCTATGTCTGGGCACTGCTTGATGAGTATGACCCACAACTCTGTCAGAAGCACATCGACGTAGACCCAGAAGACATACGGTTCATCAAGTGCGATGGCGAACTTGACCTCCTGTTGAAGTTTGTGCAGTTCTGGAACTCCAAGGACACCTGTCCCGATGTGGTGACTGGATGGAACGTGCGTATGTTCGATATCCCATACCTTGTCAACCGTATGCAACGGATGATTGGTGGTGACAGTCACAAGAAGTTCTCGCCTTGGGGTGTTGTACGCGAGAAGCAAGTCAGTATGCAGGGCAGGACACAGCAGGTCTATGACCTCGTTGGTGTTGAGCAACTGGACTACTGGGATCTGTTCCAGAAGTTTGGTGTCTACACTTTCGGTGTACAGGAGTCGTACAAACTTGACCATATCGCAAACGTGGTACTCGGCGAGAAGAAACTCTCCTACGAGGAACACGGCAACCTCTACACGTTGTACAAGGAAGACTATCAGAAGTTCATCGACTATAACATCAAGGACGTACAACTGGTCGAGAAGATCGACGAGAAGATGGGTCTGATCGACCTTGCCATGACCATAGCATACAAGGGTGGTTGTAACTATCAAGAATCATTTGGTACAACGCAACTCTGGGACACCTACATCTACCGCGAACTGTGCAAGCGCAAGACAGTCGTGCCACCCAAGAAAGAGAACAACAAGGTTGAGTTCGGTGGCGGTTATGTAAAGGCACCGCAAGTTGGTCGTCACGCTTGGGTTGTTTCGTTTGACTTAAACTCCCTGTACCCTCACTTGATCATGCAGTACAATATGTCGCCCGAGACGATCGTCCCTGCACGAACGACTGGCGTTACTGTAGACAACTGCCTAGAAATGTCCCGCCCAGACTCTGTATCGCCAGAAGATTGTATCGCTGCCAACGGTGCACACTTCAGTAAGAAAGAGCGTGGTGTACTGCCTTCTATCATTGATGGGTTGTATGCTGAACGTAAGCAGATAAAGCGTAACATGTTGGACGCGCAGGCAGAAGTTGAGAAGGGTGTTCCAGGCGCTGAACGAGAGATAACAAAACTCGACACTCAGCAAATGGCGATTAAGATTATGATGAACTCTCTCTATGGTGCACTCGGGAACAGGTGGTTCAGGTATTACGATATCCGAATGGCAGAGGCAATTACCATGTCAGGGCAGTTGTCCATCCGTTGGGCAGAGAAGGCAGTAAACGACTACATGAACAAGATAGTCGGTACTGAAAACTTCGACTACGTTATCGCGATTGACACTGACTCTGTGTATGTAAACTTCGGTGTACTTGTTGAGAAGATGGGTATGGAAGACCCATCCCAGATAGTCAAGGTGATCGACCAGATCGGTCGCGAGAAGTTTGAACCCCTGTTCGAGAAGTCATACAACGACCTCGCTGCATATATGAATGCATATTCAAACAAGATGGTGATGGGGCGTGAGGCGATCGCTGACGCTGGTATATGGACTGCAAAGAAACGCTACATACTAAACGTACACAATAACGAGGGTGTGCAGTATGCTAAACCTAAACTGAAGATCATGGGCATTGAAGCAGTCAAGTCTTCAACCCCTGCCTCCTGTCGTGATGCATTGAAAGGACTCTTCAAGGTGATGATCTCTGGTACTGAGAAGCAGACACAAGAATCCATACAACTCTTCAAGCAGCACTTCAAGAGTCTCGCGCCACACGAGATCGCATTCCCACGTGGTGTATCTGACATAGGCAAGTGGCGTGATGCTGCGACGATCTACAAGAAAGGTTGTCCCATACACGTGCGTGCATCCCTGATGTACAACAAGGCACTTGTTGACAACTCATTGGAGAAAAGGTATAATCTTATCAAGAATGGCGAGAAGATCAAGTTTCTCTACCTTGACAAAAAGAACCCAACCAAAGAAAACGTAGTTGCGTTCTATGACTTCTTGCCAGAAGAGATAGGTCTGCACCGATATGTGGATTATGATTTGCAGTTTGAAAAGGCATTCCTCGCTGTTGTATTGCCAGTGCTTGAAGCAATTGGTTGGTCAGCAGAGGAGAGAGTGTCACTTGAGGACTTTTTTGCGTAATGTATTCGCTGACGATTTTTAAAAACGCTTACGATAACCGCACACACAGGCGCATGGACTTCGAAACTTGGGAAGGTTTTGTTGGCATGTTGGAATCACTGAGCACACAACCGATTGCAACGAAGCAAGACGCTGTGTTGATCAGTCCTGCTGTGTACACTGAAGGCACTACCCGTGCCAACAAGAACGTAGAGCAGTGGGGACACTGGGCATGCGTTGACATTGATGACTACAAAGGAACATTAGATGATATACGCGATCGGTTTGCAAGCAATAATTGTGTTATCTACAGTACTGCTTCTTCGAAGCCAGAGCAGATTAAACTCCGTGTTGTGTTCGACCTTGACCGAAGAGTGGAGTCAGATGAAATTAAAGCATTCTGGTTTGCACTCAACAAATCAATCGGCGACCTCAATGACGAACAAACTAAAGACGCGTCAAGAATGTATTACATTCCGGCGACTTACGATAATGCTTACAACTTTTTCTATGTGCAATCTGGTTCTCCTCTGTCTGTTGGAAAACTGAAACTGCTGCACCCGTATGTCGAGAAGACTGGTAACTCTTTCCTTGACCGATTGTCACCCGAGATGCGAGAGCAAGTATTGTCTCACCGCAAGAACTCTATGACAAACTGCAACGTCACTTGGTCTGGGTATCGTGACTGTCCGTACTTCCCGAACAAGATGGCAGATGAGTACAAGACCGTGAGCGAAACTGGTTGGTACTCGCAGATGTATCGCATTATGATTGCCACGGCATGCAACGCTGTGAAGAATAAGTATCCAATCACACAAGATCAAATCGCCAACATGTGTCGAGAACTTGACGCAGAAACTGGTAACTGGTACGACAACCGTCCACTCTCCCGCGAAGCAGGTGGGGCAATAGAGTGGGCATACGCAAACACATATGAGGACTTAGGGTGAGTAAGAAGATACAATACAAGTACAACGAGGATCAGTTAGTCACTGACCTCAAGAAATATGTTGACGAAACATATGGCGAACACTACGCACAGAACAAGGTACAGACCACTGAGTTTGTTATCGACGCTGGTCATGGCGAAGGGTTCACGTTGGGTAACATCATCAAGTACACTCAACGATATGGCAAGAAGGCAGGCAAGAACCGTGCCGACTTGTTGAAAGTCTTACACTATGGACTCATGGCATTATATGTCCACGACCAAAAAGAGGGTGAATCATGAATGTAAAACTAATCAGTTGGTCACAGGGTGCGCCTGTCGCCAGTGAGTTGCCCAAGGACATCCAAGAGTTGGTTGCCTACTGTGCTCGGGTCTCAAACCCAGCAGGGCAGATGAACACGGAAACAAATGAGCGGTTGCTTGCCTACCTTGCCAAGAACTCTCATTGGAGTCCGTTCGAGATGGTGTCCCTCTGTCTAGAGATCGACACCACTCGGGATATCGCGCGACAGATACTTCGCCACCGATCGTTCTCTTTCCAAGAGTTCTCTCAGCGATATGCTGATCCAGAGTCTATGGGTTATCCTTTTGAGTTGCGTGAAGCACGTCTACAGGACGACAAGAACCGACAGAACAGTGTTGTCATTGACGATGAGGAACTACAGAAGGAGTGGTGCCAGAAACAGAAGAAGGTAATTGCTGCTGCTGGTGAAGCATACGGTTGGGCAATTGCGCATGGTATCGCCAAAGAGCAAGCACGTTGTGTCCTTCCAGAAGGCAACACCAAGTCACGTATGTACATGAATGGTACTCTACGCTCTTGGTTACACTACATCGACCTACGTGCTGAGAACGGTACACAGGCAGAGCACATGGCAATTGCCCGTGAGTGCGCCAAGGTTATCTCTGAGGTCTACCCAGTGGGAGTTGCCAATGATTAAGTACGTCTATGGGTCTTCGACCGACCATGCCCGTCGTCGAGCACCAGAAGTCCACACTCCTGCTCCTGTCTCTAGTGGCGACACATATGACTTCACCAACACCTACCCCGACAACAGGTCTATCCTGTTGGCGGTTGCTGCCCACGGTCCAAACCTGACAGGTGTAGAACTTGGGTTGTACCAAGCAAGCAGTTTCTGCACTATGTTACAGGTCTGCACAAACGTGGACAAACTCATTGGTGTCGACAAGTGGGAACCCTACGTGGATGACATCGGTGGAGGCGACTTTGTCCGTGATCAGAAGCAGATTGAGTTTATCCGTAACACTGCCATGAACTTCATCCACTGGTCTGGTTGCAGTGACCGCGCAGAGATACTCGAGATGGATACTATCGAGGCATCAAAGCAGTATGAAGATGAGTCTATGGACTTCGTGTTCTTCGATGCACACCTGAGCAGGGAACAACTTGAAGCAGAGATGGAAGTATGGTATCCCAAGATTAAACAGGGTGGTCTATGTATGGGTCACGACTACCACACAAGAGAGACACGCCATGCTGTGTTGGCGTTTCGAGTAAGTAATAATATCGAGACACCATATTTCTTCTACGACCAAACATTCATATGGAAGAAATAAACTGTTGTCTTTACGATCCCGTTACTGTAGAATAGATGTATGTTGAATAGGAGACAAATACATGTCTGAGCAAGCACCAAACGAAGAACAGCAGAAAGCACCTGAGTTCTTCCCTACTGATCCTGACTATGGCAAGGGTGACAAACCTCTTGTTGGCGTTGTGGGTCATGGTTTCGTTGGTAAGGCGGTTGAGCGATCTATGCTCCCCGAGGTCGAGAGGTTTCTCGTTGACCCAAACTACAGCACCACCATCGATCAATTAATTGAGCAAGAACCTTCACTGGTCTTTGTCTGTACCCCAACTCCTGTTGGCGGTGCTGGTCGTATCGACGCATCTGTCACTGTTGACTCAGTGCTGAGGTTGGTTCGAGGCACCAAGGCAGCAATCGTGCTGAAGTCCACTGTCACTCCTAACATTATCGACAAGTTGTGTCGTACACTAATGTCTGAAGAAGCAGTCGGTCGTTTCGTCTATGCACCAGAGTTCTTGACCGAAGGCAATGCAGACCAAGAGTATGCTAATCCAAAGTTCATGGTACTCGGTGGCGTCCCTGCCTCTTGTAATGCCCTGATTGAGTTCTTCCACTTCAACACCTTCATGCGTTTGCCAAAGAACACTGAAGACGATGGTGGTATCCATATCGTGCATCCTTCTGAGGCATCGTTCATCAAGTATGCGATCAACTGCTTCCTTGCTACCAAGGTAATGTTCTTCAACAACCTGTACGAAGCATGCAAAGAAGAAGAGTGGTCTGGCGTCAACCCAACTGTCGTTGCCCGTACTGTCTCTGCTGAACCACGTATCGGTGGCACACACTGGCGTGTTCCTGGACCAGATGGTAAGAAGGGTTTCGGTGGCGCATGCTTCCCGAAAGATCTGTCTGCGTTTGTCAACTACTCTGACAAGATGCCTCTGCTTGAAGAGGTTCTCCGTTTGAATAATGAGATCCGGTCAGAGTATGACCGCGACGATCGAGAGAAAGAGCAGAACATTAAGTTCGAAGACACCAAGATAGAGTTAGAGACTGACACAGGAGACGAAGCATAATGTCGATCATGGATAAGTTAAAAAAGAACAGCAAGATCAAGGCATCGTCAGAACTGTCTTCATCTAAGTTCTTCCAAACACGCGACTTAGTCGACACTGGTGTACCTATGGTCAATGTCGCCCTCAGTGGCGACATCGATGGTGGTCTGGACTCTGGTCTGACTGTCCTCGCTGGTCCATCTAAGCACTTCAAGACCTCGTTTGCCCTGTTGATGGCAGCAGCATACCAACGTGCTAACCCTGAGTCTGTAGTGCTGTTCTATGACTCTGAGTTTGGTTCACCCCAAGCATACTTCGAGACATTTGGCATTGACACTGACCGTGTACTCCATACTCCTATCACCAACGTTGAAGAACTGAAGTTCGATATGATCTCTCAACTTGAAGAGTTGGACGCCAAGGACGATGTCATCATCGTGATTGACTCTATTGGTAACCTCGCTTCCAAGAAAGAACTGGAAGATGCTCTGAATGAGAAGGGTGTTGCTGATATGTCACGTGCCAAGGCACTGAAGGGTCTGTTCCGTATGGCGACTCCGTACCTGCGTATGAAGAACATACCTATGTTGGCAATCAACCACACCTACAAAGAGATCGGTCTGTTCCCGAAGGACATCGTCTCAGGCGGTACTGGCATCATGTACTCTGCTGACAACGTCTGGATCCTCGGTCGTCGACAGAACAAGACAGGCACTGAGATTACTGGATATGACTTTATTATCAACGTGGAGAAGTCAAGGTATGTACGAGAAAAGTCGAAGATTCCTGTATCGGTTAGTTGGAATGGCGGCATTGAGCGTTACAGTGGTCTGCTTGATATTGCTATCGCTGGTGGTTTCGTTATCAAGCCGAGCAATGGATGGTACGTACGAGTTGACAAATCGACTGGCGAGATGGTTGGAGGCAAACTCCGAGAGAAAGACACCATGACTGAAGAGTTCTGGGGTCCAATCTTCGCAGAGACAGACTTCAAAGACTTTGTCCGTGACGGTTATCAGATCGGTGGCGAGTCTATGGACCTTGAGTTGGATCTAGATTGATGCAACAAGACTCTGTAGAAGCGGAATCAATCTTCTTGGATGACATGTACCTTGGCGAAAGTGAGGTCGTTTACCACGACCTCACCGAGTACGACAACTTTATCATCGTTGGCGACCCACATTTCTCCGATGACCCTGACCGATGGGCAGTCATCATTACCAATGGGGAATACAAGGATTGGGTCGTTAGGTTTCCCAAGGTTATGCTTGACAAGGGCGAACTTGAGTTCACGTATGAAGTCATCCGCTTGCCTGATGGTGCGGTCTTCTCTGACCTCGATGTCGCCAACTACATGTCCTCGTTAATCGCCAATATTATATCAGAAATGCACGGTTCGGAAGGACAAGTGTACATCGATTCAGAAACTGG